ATGCCAGACAAGACAGGCTGGCGGCGTTTGCGGGCTATTCTGCTGCCGCGGGGGTGGCCAAGTGGTTCACTGAAGGCCTCCCGTCATTCCGGGAGTTCTATGTCGTCCCTGGAGAGCCGAAAGAGAGAAAGCCTTCTCTCCAGGACCACATTCAGATGATGAAGGATGTGGGGGAGGGCGGGCCGCCCTAGTCTGAAAGCCATACTAGGTGCATTATCGCGCCAGTGCCTATGCACACATCAAAAGGGTATTCTCGATCTACTAGATCCTCGCTAGTCCCAGTAACCGTGCTCATGGACCAGCAGTCCAGGCAGATCATGCCATCTTTGATGTCCGTGACCACTCCCTCATAACTAAGCACGCCACTTGTCACACCGAGGCCAACCCGCACCAAATCGCCGACGGCGGGCGTTCTTGCCTGGGCAGCCCCCACACTTAGGCAGATTAACAGAATTAATGCTATTATTTTCTTCATGCCAAATGCATCGCTTTTCTGAAATATAAATTATGAGGTTTCATGACTGAGGTAGGCAGAGCGACCGTAATCATAGACGCCGACGATTCCCGGCTCAAGACCAGTCTAGCGAAAGCTCAACAGGATACCGCCGCCGGTGTGGCTGGTATTGAGCAGAACCTCCGCGGCCAGCTGGGGGCAGGCTTGACCGGCTCCTTGACCGGCGGGAACTGGAAGGATGCAGGCCGGGCACTGGGAGCAGACCTGGTCCAAGGCATCACCGCTCCTCTGGGGGCTCTCGGTAATGTGGCAGGCAGTGCGGCTCTGGCTATGGGGCCGGTCGGTATCGCAGCCGTCGCCGGAGTAGCTGCGGCAGGAGCCCTTGGTGCCGCCTCATCACGTGCCGCTATGGAATGGGAAGCTGGGATGGCCCAGATTTCCAAGACCACCGGCATAGAAAAGGGTACGGAGGCTTTCAACGAGCTGGATTCTAGCCTCACGAACCTCTATTCCCGGATGCCAACGACGGTTGCCGAAATACAGAGCGTCGCCGCTGCAGCCGGTTCTTTGGGCATCGAGAAAGCTTCCATTGCCGGGTTCACCGAAGTAGCCCTCCAGATGGGCTCGGCCTTCGACATGCCTGCAGAAGAAGCGGCCACGGCCATAGGCAAGATCAAAAGCCAACTCAAGAGCCTGCCGGAAGGAGTTCAGGATTCATCAGAGTTCGCCCGACAGTTCGGGTCTGCGGTGGACTATGTCGGGAACAATTTCAATGCCACCGAGAAGGATGTCTTGGACTTCAGCACAAGAGTGGCCGGTAGCATGTCCTCCCTGGGGGCCGGGGCCTATGAAGTGGCTGGCTGGGGTGGGATGCTCAGCTCCGTGTTCCCATCAGCAGAGCGAGCTGCAGGAAGCTTCGACGCTCTCCTGAACCAGCTCACCACCAACGAAAAGTCTCAGGCCGAAGCTGCCTCTCTCCTTGGGGTGTCCACAGAGGAGTTCATGCAGGCCATGAGCACCGATCCCTCCGACACCATCCTGAGGATAGGCTCCGCTCTGGAGGGCCTGCCAGCGGACAAGCTCCTCTCGACTGCCAAAACCCTGGGCGGCTCTTACGGCATGGACGCCCTGACGAAGATGGTCGGCCATACCGACGAATGGCGGCAGTCCATCGAAGACACGGTAGAGGCCGGGAAGAAAGGAGAGTCCATAGGCGACTCATTCACGGCTGGCGCGGACAACATGGAGGCCTCGCTCCAGGTTCTCGGGAACTCGTTCAATGCCATCCTGAAGGACATAGGAGGCCCCATAAACGCGGCCATCTCGCCCATTATAACCTCCATGGCCGGATCGCTCAATGCTGTCCGACAGATAGGCGAGAACCTGTGGGAGCCCATGACAGCGGGCCTCACTCCCCTGATCACCGGAATCACTCAGGTCACCGGAATGATAGGCACTATGGGCGGCATGAATCTGAGTGTCCTTGTGTCTAGCACAAGCGCTCTTAACACGGCCTTCCGGACCGGGAAAGCTTACGTTGAGGCCTTCAAGGAAGAGATCATCAAGACCGTTACCAGCTCTTCTCAGTTCCAGGCCCTGACAGGCGCACTCGATAGCATCAAGAACAAGCTTTCTGAGGTCGGTGCCTTCTGGGGAGATATTTTCGGTGATATTGTCAACGGCCTAGCGAACGCCATCCCCACGGCAGTGTCCGGGGCGGTGAGCGCTCTTGGATCGCTTGCCAGCCAGGGGCTCAACAAGATCGGGCTAGGCGGGGTGGCCGAAGGCGCGTCCTCTCTGCTGGGCGGTCTCGCGGGCTTCTGGGATCGCGTTTCCACGAATGCCAAAGAAAAGCTCGGGATAGCGACCGAGGAGGGGATGGGAGAGGGTGCCGCAAATGCCGAAGATAGTATAGCCGCATCAGTCGAGCGGGCGGTAGCGTCCGGAGCCAGTCAAGGATTCGCTCAGCAGAGAGCCGAGATGGACACGGCTTTCAAGAATCTGGCCTCTTCCGGCGTCTCAAAAGATATAGCGGGTTGGATGGCTTATGGAGGCGCCACCAGTGATTTGGCTGCTTTGGCTGCTATCAACGCCCAATCGAGCAGCGCAAAGGGCTATCAAGGTATCTGGGGACGCGGCACTGGTAGCAAGTATGCCGTCGAAGAAGGGGTTCAGGTCCGGCTAGACTATCGGGCAGACAAATTCGGTACGCAGAACACTCTTTACCTGAACGGCCAGAAAATGGCGGAAGGAACCGGATACGCCACGCAAGAGGAGGCCATTCAAGACCTTTTCCGCCAGGCCGGATACCCGCTTTCCGAAGCCACAAGTCTGACGTTGCAGGGCAGAGGCGGCGACCTGGCGATATTGCAGCTAGACCAGGGCATCCAGGTCCGCGGAACATTCACAAACGTAGCCGGGGCTATCGAGTCGGAGATAGAGAACACTGGCAACATGATCAACCAGTCAATTCAAGACAACTGGTTTGATCCCGAAGCTTTAGAATCAGCAGCATCTCGGATGAGAAACCTGAGACTTTTCGATCCAGAAGAGTTCTCCAGGCAAGGCGGTGACAATGCACTTGCATACATCGGCGCGATGCAAGATAAACTGGAATCGTTGGAAGCTGCCCGAATCCGGCTGGAGGCAGATCCGGACGACGCGCAGGCCCAAGCAGAAGTTCAGAGGCTCATAGGAGATCTGCAGTTATTCGCCGAAAACAATCCTCTTGTAGTAAAAATCGATGGCGACGATAGTTCACTGTTATCGAAAGTAATCAATGCATATTCTAAAGGCGAGGACTTATCAAAATTAGGCATATCAAACGTAGAACGGTTCTTTTCTGCTAGTTACGAAGAAGAAGTTAGCCAACTTCAGCAATATTTACAAAAAGGACTGGCACCAACCGCAGGAAGTGACCTTTATTTATATTATTATGATAAATACAAGGCTCTGGTAGACAATTATGATAGCCTAAGCAACCGAGACAAACAGTACACTTGGGATCTAGGTACTGCTCTCCATGAGGGCGGGGCATATTGGGAAGAGTTCGGAATCAATGCTGGTGTAACACTAGACGGCATAAATAACAAAACAAAAAGCACCACGACCGGCTTCAATCAGCTTGAAAGCGCCATGAAGGACTGTACCGAAACCATGTCGGAGTTTGGCCTCTGGCAAGAGCAGAATGCAGAAGAGCTTTTCCAGGGGTCGTACATCGGCGCCGGCGGAGAGCAGTATCTCGACTGGAAGCTCAGCCAGATCCAGAGTATAGCGGCCACTCAGAAGGCTATGGCTTCGGTCGGGGGTGCCGTCTTGGGGAAGGACTATACGGATTTCCAGTTGAGCCCGAGCCTCGACACTTCGGCAGCAGAAAGCCAGTGGTCGAGCTTCCAGGCAAAGCTGACCGAGGAGCAGAAGGTCCCCATCAACGTCGACGACTCCCAGGCCATGAGCGCGATCGCCGCCATAAACGCAGCAGCTAGCGCACCAGTCACCAAGCCCGTCTACGTGCAACAGATAGGTGGATATGGAGGCGGAAGCGGCGGAGGTTCCAGCGGGGATGACTGGTGGTCTAACCCCTATGGCAGCCCCTACTATCTGCCGTCCTATGCGGAAGGTGACGTCTTCGTGCCCGAGCCTACCCTGGCGGTGGTTGGAGATAGGCCTGGCGGTGAATGGATAGGCGGCATAGATCAGGCTATTGAGCGATTTGGCGGCGGGAGCGGCCAGGTGGTAATCAACGCGCCAGTGACGATTCAAGGGAACGTGTACGGCATATCCGATCTAGACGCCTACATGGACGAGAGAGACAGGCAACTTGAAGCTAAACTTTCGAATGCGAGGAAAAGATGAGCTGGGAAAATATTGAAGTCCGGATCACAAACCCTGATCAACTGCCATTCGTGGCCGAAGTCGATTCTTGGAACCTCAAAAAGTTCAAAGACCCCCGGAGGCCGCGAGAGTTCGACATGGACATGAGCCGGTCGGTGCCGGTGAAACAGTTCGGCCTCATCGAAGTGCTGGAGGGCTCTGATGTAATATTTAGGGGAATTGCTGAGAAGTACAAGGTCAGCAAGACCCAGAAGACCATCCAGGCAAAGGGCGTTGAGTGGCTTCTATTCCATCGGTACACCCCGATGTTCAATTATTGCTTCACCGACCTGACCATGCTGGAGATATTCCGGGACTGCTGGGACTCGATGTATGGCATTCCCGGCCTGCTCAGGGTGGCGAACAGCTATTGCCCGACGGCTACGCCATATTCGATATACGACGCCGCAAAGAACATCGTCAAGCTGATTGGAGCAGGATCGGCCAGCCGGATAGGGGCGGCAGACATCTCGATGCTCACCGAAGAGCTTGAGCAGCCTCTCATAAGGCGGGATGCCCTGGCAGATCTTCAGACCTATGATCAGTCGGTCTATCAGGATGCTACGGACCTATACGTCCGGTATGACGGATCTTCGGGCGGCGGCGCTTATGCTAACTGGTTCTGGTATCTTAATGGCGGCTTGATGGCAGAGAACGCCTTCGATACCATGATCAGGCTCGGCACACACGAAGCGGAAGCGGCTATACTCACCGGCGGCCTCATGGTGGACAACAACCAGATCGGAGATCTCCTGTGCAACCTGGCCGAGTCCCAAGGCGATTACCTCCGGTTCCGAGACGGCCCGATCTACAGCTATCTCGATGTATGCCTTGAGCCTGGAGACGGCGCTGCATCCGGTTTGTATGAGCTGACTGAGGACGATATAGACGTCCTGGAGAAGTCCATTCCACAGTCTGCCAGAATCCATTCCCTCACCGGCATTGGCGACGCCTGCCAGCAATACCACACGGCGGGGGCCGATCTGACCTACAAAGGGCTATGGGTAGCGGATGTGTACGATTTCGAAAACGGCTTCCGGGATGCGAACGGTACTCTGATTCCCTACACAAATGATGAGTATGCACGGCGGCAGGCCGATTACAGGTACCGGATCAAGACCCCCCGACGCCTCCTCATGAGGCCGGGCGACTACATCAAGCTCAACGTGGACTATGAGCCGGTCGAGATCCTGCCTTCGGACACTATCGAGATCTCATCCAGCGACCAGTCCACCACACTGGAGCTGGGAGGAAGAGATCCGGATTTCATAGACGCCTTCGAAGCCCTCCAGAGTTTCGACGAGGGCTACTATGACCGGTACATGGTGGAGTACTTTGGGGAAGTCACTCAATCTGGGACGTTCAAGTTCCGAGATAATGATCACTTCACTTGTGCCCCTTGCGTCCTCGCCTTCTCGGTTCCGCCTGACGCCAAGCACGCTGACCTGAACTCCCGGATCACACTGGATGTCAACTTCAGCATGGACAACTACGTCCGGAGAGCCCTCGGCCGGTGGTGCGCCATCGTGATGACCGCCAGCCGTATCCCTGCTGGTCGGCTGACCAACTTCATGCTGGGGGATGCTCTTACGAGAATTGACGTCACCGATTACGTCACAGAGAACGCGGTCACCAACTTCAATTTCTATCTCTACTTGACCGGAAACTTCACCGGGGCCCATAGTGACTGTACCGGCCATCCAGACATCCAGGTGAGCGCGACCATGCGATTCTGGAAGCGAGCCTTCATACCGAGCTGATCCCATGGCCATATCCACTCCGTATTGCGAAATTGACGGCCTGGTATGCACTGATGTGGTCACATCCATAGATCCTAGGCCAGGGCTCAGAGAGATGGGGAAAACCAAGCTCCCAGGCAAGAGGTACGGCAGGCTCGTGGACCAGGGCCAGAACCCCAAGAGCTATCTCGTGAAAGCCCGGTTCTGGGACGAAGACGACATGGACGACTGGCTGGAGGCTGTGAACGACATCCAGCCAGGGGCGG